CTGAAGAAACAAACACAACAGAAGAGGTGATGAGCCAAGTTGCTGAAGTGTTAAAAGTATCTTTGGAAGACATTAATGCTCGCTTTACAGCTTTGGAAAACGAACTAAAAACTTTGAAAGAAATCAAGGAAAGTAAATTTAAAAACGAAACAAAAAAAGTAACTGAAGAAAAGCATTTGTCTATTTCTGAAATTTTAAAAAATAAATAAAAATGGGAAAATTTGAAAAAACATTAAAAGAAAAATTTGGTATCAACGTTGCTGGCTTGGCTGCATGGACTGATAACACATTGCCAAACATTGAAAGTGATTTAATTGCTAACTCTGAATTTTTATCAATGCTTTCTTTGGAAACAGGATTAAAAGGAACTAGAGAAATAGCTCTTTTATCAATGAGTGTGCCTTTGAAAGCGAAAGCGGCTTGTACACCTTCACCTGATGGGTCTGTTGTATTGACAAAGAAAAATTTATCAACTGTTCCCCTTTACCAAGGTGTAACATTTTGTAATGAGTCTTTAAATTCTACAATGTACCAAGTGTTAAACACTTTGGGAATGAAAATGCAAAACGGTCAATTGCCTGCTGATTTAGAGGTTATTGTAATGTCTTATTTACTTAAGATGTCACAAAAGAAAGCTCAAGATTTAGTATGGTTAGGGATTATCGGTTCTGGTAATCCTGACTTAGTTCACTTCAATGGATTGAACAAACAGTTTTTAGATGATACTGCAATTTTGAAAACTACTACTACTTATGCAACAGTAGATTCAACTAATGCTTATTCAGCTGCGGTTGAGGTTTACAAAGCTATTCCTGCTGATCTTTTAGATAGTGGTAAAGAGGTTGTAATATTTACAGGACGTACTGAAGCTTTAAACATTTTAGCTCAATACAATGCGGCTAATCCTTACACTCAAATTACACCTGAAAATATCGGAGGGTCTTTAAAATTCTTATTGCCTTTGACAAACATTTATGTTCAGACTGTACCTCAATTAAATGGCTTGAATTTAATTTATGCGTTCGCTCCTTCTTATGTTTTCCTTGGTGTAGATTCTCCAGAAGATCAATCATTTGATGTTAAATACAACGATTATACTGAAGAGTTGAAAGCTGAAGCTTCATTCAGATTGGGTGTGACTTATGTTTTTCCTCAATATATCGTAAAACTTAAAAAATAATGGCTTGTGAAGTAGTTTCAGGATTCAGTAATAACGGCGTTTGTGATTCACAAGCTGGTGTAAAACAATGGTACGTTGCATCAACTGTTAATATTGCATCCAAAACAGTAGTGGCGGGAGCTATTACTGCAATCACGATGGTAGCAACAAAGAAATTTTATCCTATCACTTTGGATATGCAACAAAGTTTCTTTAATGACCAAGCTATCGGATCTCGTGAAAACGCTTCTTATGCTCGTGAACAATCTGCAACAATGAAATTAGCTGGTAATACTGCTAGTGATATTGTAGCACTTGAAGCATTGGGTCAAGGAAGAGTTACTTTAATCGCTGCTTTGCAAGACGGTACTTATGAAGTGCTAGGTCTTACAAATGGTATGAAAATGTTAGAAAATAGGACTTCAGGTCAAGCAATGGAGGATTTTAATGGCAATGAACTTGTTTTTTCAGGTAAAGAGCCATCAAAAGCTCCTAAAATTGCTCTTGGTCTTATCACTCCAATTATCTAATTAGTATTAATTCATTAAGAGGGGTCTAAAAAGCCCCTTTTTTTTTACTTTAAATATGGAATATAAAGAGAATTACAAGAATAATTTTACGTATTTTTATAAAATAAAGGAATATGTACTTTGTAACGATGAAAATAAAGAATTTTTATTTAATTTAGCACCTGAAATCTTCGTTGAAAATGATGACAATAATACAAAAAGTACAATCGAATCAAATTTGCCTAACACTTCAGGAGAAAACAACGATTGATATTCCAAAAAATTATTTATTTAGGTTTATTTCAGAACAAAATAGGGTTGAATACAAATGTTATTTAACTGATATTTCTATTTCACCATCACGATTTAACCTATTTAATTTTATTGAATCAACAAATTTGACTTTAAAACTTGGAGATTATATTTTAAAGGTGTATCAAATGCCAAACGGCGGAAGTGTTGACTATACACTTGGTAATCTTTGCGAAATAACAAAATGTAAAGTGATTACAACGCCCACTTCAACGAGTGCTTATAATGCTATAATAACATCACAAATTTATGATTGAAAGAATTGAATTTAGGGAAGCACACATTCCAGAACCTATTGAAATAACGGGAAAAAACGAGTGGATTTCGTGGGGTTCTGATAATTTGTATGCTCAATTTTTGATAGGTTTATATTATAACTCAAGTATTCATGGAGGGATAATAAATTCAAAAACAAAATATATATTTTCAGATGGTATAGATTATAAAGGTGCTGATTTACAAAAGTGGGAGCTAATCAAAAAGAATGGCAACGCACCTTATAGCTTTAATGAGATTGCTGCTTTTTGTGTAAAAGATTTTGAGTTATTAGATACTTTTTGCGTGTTATTTAGATTGAATCCAATTAGTAAATTTTATGATATGCACCATGTTAGTGCGGAGCTTGTAAGAATTGGCGAAGATCAAGAATACTTTTTTTATTCAGAAAATTGGAAGGACAGATTACAAACATTTGAAAAAACTGGCTACAAAAAAATAAAAAATATAAATGATTTTCAACGTGGGGATAAAGAGGTTATGCTTTATGTATCTTCAAAGGCTAAGCAATTTCAAATGGCTAGCGGAAAATTAACAAAAAATACTTATCCAATAGTAAGCTATTCGGGTGCGATTTCTTCAATCATGGCTAGTATTGAGATGAACCAATTTAGTTACTTTGAAGCGGTAAACTCGTTTAAAAGTGGCACATTAATATCGGTAAACAATGGGGTGCCAAACTCGGAGGATGAAAGAAAACATATTTTAAAAGAATTAAAAGAGGGTGCAACTGCTAAGAATAACCAAGGCGGTATAACAGTAATGTTTTCGGATGGTAAGGAACGTGAACCTACAATTTCGCAAATCAACAGTAACGATATGCCACAAAGATACTTGTTGGCAAAAGAATCAATCGTTGACGATATTATGGTAGGTCATTCAGTTATTTCACCGTCTTTATTTGGTATTAAAACACCCGGTCAACTTGGTGGGGGTGCTGAGTTAGAAACTGCTTATTCTTTGTTCATTACCAACTATGCAGGGGAGCGACAAAAGACAATTATTGACGCATTTATGTATGCTGAATACTTGCTAAATGATTTTTCAGGTGATTTATTTTTTATTGATAAACCTTTGAAGTTAACTGCTGGGAATTTAGAGAATACTGTTTCAAAAAAAATAGCTGATTTAAATCCATTAATTGCTCAGGCTGTAATTTCTAAGCTCACAACAAATGAACTTCGTGCAATGGCTGGCTTGCCTTCAATAATTAATGGAGATGTAATTGCAACTGGATTTCAAGAAACCTTTTCAGATGTTTTCAATTTATTTGATGGCTATGGAAGGAATGCTTCAGATTATGAAGTGGTAAAAGAACGTGTACAAGACGAGTATGATGAACAAAGTGAAATTGATTTTAAGGATTTTTTCGCTAGTGATTTAAGTGCTGATCAACAGAAAATTATTACAATGGTTTCAAATGGTGAAAGCTATCAAGCCATCGTAAGTGCAATTGATAAAGGTGCTTCATTTGTAACTAAGCAATTAATTGACTTAGAAGCAAAAGGAATGATTAAAGGGTGGGAAGTGACAAGCAAGGGTAATGATAATAAAGCTTCAAATTTTGAGGTTGTTTATAAATATGCTTTGCGAGATGAATTAAGCGGCCCCGTATTAATTGCAACGTCAAGAGATTTCTGCGTACAAATGATTGAAGCCAATAAAATCTTTTCAAGGGAAGAAATAAATAAAGTAGGGGAGCAAGCACAAAATAAAGGACTTGTAGAGGATTCAAATATATGGAGGTATAGAGGGGGCTGGCTTGGGCGTACAGGTTTGCCTGCATTACCAGCTTGTAGACACGTATGGAAACAACAATTAATTAAAAAGAAATAATATGGAAGCTTTTTTAATTTCAACTTACAATTTAAAAAATTTAGGTTTTATTTCGCAAAATGTAGATGATACTTTATTGTCAACAATAATCATAAGGGTTCAGGATACAATGATTGAACCAATTTTAGGAACTTCACTTTTTAAGAGATTGCTTACAGGAATAACAGCAAACAATTTGACCGCAAACGAAATCATTTTGTTGAATGAATATATTACTCCAACTATTGTAGCGGCTTGCGATGTAAGGGCGGTCAAACAAACAACCTACGAAATCCGAAATAAAACAACGGGAAAAAACAACGATGAAAATATAAATTCAGTAAGTGAATCTGAATCGGTACGCCTAGAAGATACACTTAGAAAAGATTTTGAATTTTATAGAAAAAGATGTATTAATTATTTAAGTGAAAATGCCACTTTGTATCCGCTTTATTATACCTTTGCACAGTTGCAGGGGTGGATATGTGACGAAAATAACACAATCACACCAGACAAAGGATCAACGAGTACGAATATTTATTTTATATGATTTTTAGTATCAATCAATTATCAAATGAATTAAAGGTTTTGAGCAATGCTCATTATCAACTTAATTCTTTTTTCTTTGGTAGTTTTTTAGATGCCATTCAAGACAGGTCTTTGAAATATCCTTTGATGAGTGTTGATTATCAAAGCGGTCAATTAAAAGCTTCAGGCAATAGCTTAAATCTTTTCATCGTAATTGCTGATAAACAATACAAAGACAATAGCAACTTAATAGATGTCATTAGTGACACTATGCAAGTAGCTCGTGACCTCTATAATGTTTTTACAAAGTCAAGCCATTGGCAACAAATTTTAAGAGTAGATTCTGCAAATATTAATAAATTCATTGAAAAAGGTTCTGACTTTTGCGCTGGTCACATACTTAATTTAGGAGTGACTTTGCGAGATACAAATGGAATATGTGGTTTACCGATTGAAAATTATGACCTAGCCGCTCCAATACAAGGCTCAACAATAGTCATAAATACAACTGATAAATATTTTGTTTTTGAACAATTAACACTATCTACTACATGGGTAGTTAATCACAACTTAAATAAACATTGCGTTGTTTTGGTAACCGATGAAACAGGAGAACCTATCGAGGTTGATGTCGATTATACCAATAACAACCAAGTAATAATAAATCTAAACATAGCAGGGAAAGGCTTTGTTTATTGTAACTAAGTAACTAAATAACAAATATAAAAATGAGTAAAGAAAAAAAGTTTTTTGTAGACATTAATCTGCAATCCCAAAAATTAACAAATGCTGTAATCGGAACAAATTCCGATATGACAAAACAAGGAGCTATCCGTTACAACGGTTCAGACCTTGAGTATTTTGATGGAACTGCGGTTCGTGCGTTGGCTACTGCTGCTGATTTAGCTGCATTAAATGCTGAAATTGGTTTAGATTTAGCTGAATTATCCGAGCAGGTTTCTTCAATGCTTTCAAACATTGATCCAGTTGCTTTGGATTCATTTACGGAATTATTAGCGGCTTTTCAAGCGGCAGATAGCTCTTTATCTACAACAATAAGCAACCTTTCAACAGCTTCAACTTCTGCTATCAATGCTGAAACAGCTAGAGCAACTGCGGCTGAAGGTGTATTAACAACAAATTTAGCTACTGAAGTATCCAATAGAACAAGCGCTGTTTCTTCTGAAGCAACAGCGAGAGAAAATGCGGATACTACTTTACAATCCAACATCACAACTGAGGCTAACTCTAGAAGTGCTGCGGATACGACACTTCAAACGAACATAACGAACGAAGCAACTGCAAGAGCGGCGGCGGATACAACGTTAACAACTAACTTGAATGCTGAAATTTCAAGAGCAACAGCAGCGGAAGCAACTTTAACAAGTGCTGTAAGTTCTGAAGCTACAACTAGAGCTTCAGCTGATACTACTTTGACAAATGCGGTTGCAACTGTTGCTGGTAATTTAGCGTCTGAAATTACTGCTGCTAGAGCTGCTGAAGTTGCTTTGGGTGTACGTATAGATAATGTACTTTCAAATATTGATGCTGCTGCTCTTGACTCTTTGACTGAATTACTTGCTGCATTTCAAAGTGCTGATAGTTCTTTAACAAGTGCAATCAATTCACTTGCTAGCGCTCAAACTTCTGCATTAAATGCTGAGATTGCTCGTGCTACTGCTGCTGAAGCAACTTTAACTTCTGGAGCTTCAACAATTGCGGCTAACCTTGCAACTGAGATTACAAACAGAACAACTGCTGTAAGTGCTGCAAATGCTTCTATTTCTGCTGAAGCGTCAAGAGCTACAAGTGCTGAAGGTGTTTTAACAAGCGCAATCGCTGCTGAACAAGCTAGAGCGGAAGCGGCTGAAGCAACAGAAATCGCTGCTCGAAATACAGCAATCGCTGCGGAAAAAACAAGCTTTACAATTGCTACAAACGCATGGACTGCTGAAGGTTCACACTACAAACACACTTCTTCAAATCCATTTAGTGCGGATGCAACAGGACACTTTTTAGTGAGCGGTGAAAATGCTGATTTTTCTTATGAAGTTACAAACTCAAACTTTATTGTTTATTCTAACTTTATTCCTAGTGCTTCAGTAAAATGTGCTTTCAAAAAGTTTTAATTTAAATTTAATTATTAATTTAGGGGATTGAAATATATCCCCTTTTTAAAAAAACAAAAATGGCAGCAATAGAAAGAAAAATATACGTAGATTATAACCTACAAAATAATAAAATATCAAATGTTCACGCTGATTTATTTAACGTGGGGATTTCAAGAAAATCAATCAATTATGCTTTGCAAGCTACTGATAATTATAAGGTAATTGAAATGAATGTTTCAAGTGCAAATACAGTCACCATTTCAGCAAGTGTATTCTCTGCTGGCAATCAAGTCGTAGTTGAACAATACGGAGCAGGTCAAACATCATTCGTAGCTGGTGCAGGAATGACTTTAAGAAGTGATTCAGGAAAATTAAAAATTAGCGCTCAATATGGAGCTTGTACAATTGTTTTCAAAAGTGCAACGGAGGCAACTATTTATGGTAATTTAACAGCTTAAGAAAATGGCATATAAAGTATACGCAAAAGGTAACTATCTGATATTACAGGATACTATCACAAATGAATTTTTTGAGGATGCGAAAGCAAATGTTTTAGTAAGAAAATTGCTCGTTGCGGATACTTCTTATTCATTTACTTTTAAAGGTGGCACACCACAGATTAACAATGTGGCTTTGTCAGACCTTAAACAATTTGACGGAAGTGCGTGGGTTTCGGCTGCGGCTTTTGAAACTTTTATATTTTCAAATACGGGTTTTAATCCAGTTAGTCAGGAGCAACTAACGGACGTACAAACTGCTCTAAACAACCTACAAGTTCAAAGTGGTGTAAGTTCATTCAACTTAGATCCCGTACTTTCTACTCAAAACAATCCACAAACTCCAAACGTTGGTGATCGTTATTTGATTGGTATAAATCCAACGGGTGACTGGATTGGTAAAGCTAACTATTTAGCTGAAGGCAACGGAACGGGATGGATTTATACCACTCCAATAAATGACATGATTATTGTTGATACTTCGACTGATATAACATTTAGATACAATGGGACATCATGGGTACAATGGGGAGCTTCAAGTATTTTGCAAAATGGTAATAGGCTAGCGGCTACAATGACCATTGGAACAAATGATAATTATGGCGTTAAGATTAAAACAAATAATATTACAAGATTAACAATTGCAACTACTGCAATCACCGCTTCTTTACCTTTAGTTTTAAGCCAAGAAACACTAAACACTTTAGTTTATTTGGATGGATCAAAAGCTATTCGCTCATTATCAACTGCAACGTATCCTGATATAACAGAACTTAGTTATGTGAAAGGTGCAACGTCAAGTATTCAAACTCAGTTAAATGCTAAATCCCCTCTTAATGTAACTTTAGATCGGAAGACAGCCTCTTATACCTTAGTAGCTGGAGACAATGGCAAAGTAATTGAAATGAACGTAGCAAGTGCAAACACGTTAACTGTCAATACGGGCTTGTTTAGTGCGGGTAATCAAGTTTTGATTTCTCAGTATGGAGCAGGTCAAACTTCATTTGTCGCTGGTGCAGGAATGACACTAAGGAGTGACGGTGGAAAGTTGAAAATCGGTACTCAATTTTCTTTAGCAACTTTAATATTTATTAGCGCAACCGAGGCGTATTTAACAGGAAACTTAATATTATGATATTATCTACACATGGAATTATAGGGAGCAGTGTAACAGTTGCGAGCGGTGATGCTGATGCACTTGCATTTATTACAGCCGCTGGAATTACGGATACTACTCAAAAAAGTGCTATAAACACTTTGGTAACTGATTTAAAAACTGCAAATATTTGGACTAAAATGAAAGCACTTTATCCATTTGTTGGGGGTACAGCGGCTTCACATAGGTTCAACTTGAAAGACCCTAGAACAGTTAATGCAGCGTTTTATTTAGATTTTATTGGTGGTGGTACGCATAGCTCAAATGGTTATTTACCAAATGGCACAACCGCTTATGCCAATACTAAGCTTATCCCTTCATCTTTAAACAACTACAATAGCCATTTATCTACATATAGCAGGTCACAAAGTTTAAACAGTGGTATTGATATTGGTGCTATTCAAGAAGGAAATTATTATTTACAAGTATATAGCGCTGGTTTATCTGGTTCAAGAGCAAGTCTTCAGAGAAATGATTCAGATTTTGCTGTTTTTACAAATGTGTTAACAACGGGTCATTATATAGGTCAGATATTAAGCCAGTCAAATAGTAAGATATATAAAAATGGCGTTTTAAGAAATACTAATACAACTACTAATTCAATTACATTACCTACATCTTCAGCTGTCTATATAGGGTCAGCCAATATAAATGGAACAGCTGGGGCTTACTCAAATCGAGAGTCAGCATTTGCCTCAATTGGTGATGGCTTAACAGATGGAGAATCAACAGCATTTTATACAGCCGTTCAAGCATACAACACAACTTTAAATAGACAAGTATAATGAAAGTAAGACAATTAACAACAGAGCAAAAAGACTTATTAATCGGTCAAACATTTGACGGAGTTCAATACTTTAATCCAACTTTGGACGCAGATGGCAATTGGTTTATTTCAAATGAAGAAGTAAACGGATGCACTCATGAGGGTGTTTCTGAATGGATACATGAACTTGAAGAAATTGACCATAATCCAATTATAAATGAAGCGTTTAATTAATCGTTGGAACGCACCAACGCCTGCTTTCTGGCTTAAAGTTCAGAAGTTAGGAATAGTTGCAGGGAGTTTGGGAGTGGTGTTTATCGCTCCCCCTTTTGGCATGGCTGTACTTGGTGGCTATCTTATAGCTACGGGTTCTGTAATAGGAGTTTTATCACAACTTACAATAAAATGAAAATGGAAATGTATAATTATATTTTGACTGGCTTAATTGCTATAATTTCGTACTTTTTAAAGTGCGTAATAACTGAACATAAGCAGATGCAAAAAGAGGTTGTTGAACTTAGGAACAAAGTAGACCTCACACACCAAGCGAGCGAGATAAAGATACATAACATTGAAAAAGATTTACAAAATAGTTTGAAAGATTTAAACAAAAAAATAGATCATCTTACAACTTGCATTGATAAATTATTTGAAATAAGCAGAAACCATGGTTAGAAATTACACAGACTTAGAAATAATAAACAGAATTAGAGGGCTTAAATCATTCAAAGGTTTTCCGCTCCAAAGGTATATTGTAGGGATTCGTTCAAATGATGATATTACAAACAAGTATGATGATAAATTCTATATTTTTGAAGGGGAGCGTTTTATAACTATGACAACAGGCACAACCAATCCTGGTTCTCCAATTTTAGAAGCTGGCTTTTTGAAATACAATAAAGTTGGTGCGGCGGTTGTGAAAGCAAATGAATGCTATTACGACCTTTGGCAACATGGGTATCACATGGGAAAAATGGAGGCACTTCGACAAGTTAACCCTATTATAGTTTATCGTGACGGGGATCGTGACGGTAAAAGCGAAGAAATCGGAACGCCTATATCTGGACTTTATGGTATCAATTTTCACACAAATGATTACAATAAGTTTTCAAAAGAAATTAAAACAAACATAGGCAACTGGTCAGCAGGATGTCAAGTTGTAAATGACTGCGAAAAATATTATCAATTGATCCCGACTTTTCGAGTTCAAAAGTTTGTGACTTATTTTTTATTACAAGAATTTTAAATAAAAGTTTGGTTATTAGTTTTAATTGTGTATATTTGTTATAGATATAACAATTAAAACTAATTAATCATGAGAGACTTTAATTTTAAACCACAAGGTTACGGAGCTTACCTTGTTGAGTACATTTCCCCAAAAACAAGCAAAATTTGGAAAAAAGTCATTACCGATATGCAAGTAATTGATGCAACCAAAAACGCTGAATACCCAAAAATCAAAGATATTGAACAACTAAAAAGGATGGTTAAATCATGACTAATCCTGAAAAAATGATCCTCTTTTTACTGGTTGTAATAAGCGGATTAATCGGTTACATGGTTGGCGGTTACTATGTTTCTTTTTTAGCAGTCGTAGGTTTAATATTAATCTTTTCAATACTTACAGAAAATGACGAAAACTAATAAAATATACTCAAAGATTTTCGGCTATGAAGAACCAGTTTACTTCTCAGATAGCGAGCTTACATTTGACTTTTTAAATGAAAGTGAATTAATGGCTTACTCAAATGAAATGAAAGTACATTTAATCATTGACGATGGCGAGGTGTTTTCCTACGATGGCGATTTTCTTTGTTTCGTTGCTGATCTTGAACTATTTGGAGACTTTGAAGAAAAGAACAAATGTGAAAAATGCATGGATACGGGTAAATTTAAAGAAACAATAGGGCTTAATTTACAAGAAACTTGGATTGAATGCGAATGCGATAAACACTATAAGTATGTTTAAGTGCGAAATAAGAGCCATAGAGGAGCTTAAAAGAGAGAAACAAAGGAATATAGAGCTCGCCTCTATTGGTTCAATCTTAGGGCATAAAAACGTGCCATATTATGAGGGTGAAGATATAGAGTTTAAACATCCTCGTTTCATGAGTGATTTAAGTCCAAGTGAACAAAAAATATTTAACAGTATAATTTTAAGAACATGACAAATTTTAAAGATAAAAACGGGATTGAAATATTGATTGACGATATAGTATTTGAACGGGTGCACGATCCGTGCGAGGTTAACCAAGAACTGATCATTTTTTCTAAGGTAAAAGAAATTAAAGGTAGGTTCTTCTTATTAACGGCTGGCTATGACTATTCAAAGACACCAATTAGCGAAATCATAACACTAGAAGAAAATCACTTGAATATTGAAGTATTAACTGAATTAAGATGACACCAAAAGACAAAGCGAATGAGTTAGTAGATACATACCGAATAATGTTAATAAATGAAGATACTGATTTTGGTCAAGAGATCCTTTGCACTATTATAGCTAAAAAATCGTCATTAATTGCAGTTGATGAAATTATGAAAGCAATGGACGATGTAATGCTTCCTAATCCATTTAAACAATATTGGGAGCAAGTTAAACAAGAAATAAAAAAATTATAACCCATGGAAAAAACTAACCAAGTATTCTGGACAATGAAGGACGGAACACAAATAGACATTGATAATATGAGTATAAATCATTTAAGAAATACTTTAAAAATGATTATTAAAAATATAAAAGCAAAAAAACGCCTAACTCATCTACATGGAGAAATAGCACAACAAATGTATGATCAAATGATTGAAGAAGAATTCAGCAGTGATAGTGACTTTGAAATTTTTATTGGTGAATTATAATTACTAACTTTACACCTCATGGTTTAGGTTCTGCGTCGCTCGAAAGGGTGGCGCAGTTTTTTTTTGGGAAATATTTAAAAATATCAAAACTAAAAGTTTCCCGTTTTAAAACAAGTTAAAAGTTTAATAATTAAATAGTTAAATCAAAAAAAAAATATTTATAAAAAAAAACAAATTATATAGCCCCTATACTATACCGTAAAAAATTATTTTTTTTCTGAAAAAAAGTTTAAAAGTTTCCCGATTGGTTTAACATATTATATATCAATAAATTACAAGGGAAACTTTCGGGAAACTTTTACTTTATGGATTTTTAAATATTTCCCTAAAATTAAGCAAATGTAATTTATATTTAATTTTAAATAAATTTTGTTTTTATTTAGAATCATTACAAATAAAAAAAGAGTATTGTAGATTGATGAATAATTATTATATTTGTATTCGTTAAGGTTGATACAGAACCATAAACGATAAAGAAATTATTAGAAAGGTTTGTTGTGTTAGTAGGGCTGTATCCCCAAACGCACAACAAACCTTTTTTTTTTAACATAGATACAGTATGGAAAAAGAAGAATGGAAATCAATTACAAATTATGAGGGACTTTACGAAGTCAGCTCTTTAGGTAATGTTAAATCGTTAGGTAACAATAAAACTAAAAAAGAAAAAGTTTTAAAGCCAAGATTAAATAGATGTGGGTATTATCAAGTTTATTTATCAAAGTTAAATGTACCTTCAACTTTTAATATCCACCAATTAGTAGCAGTAGCATTTTTAAATCATAAGCCTTGCGGTCATAAATTAGTAGTAGACCATATAAATAATAATAAAACAGATAATCGAGAAGATAATTTACAGATTGTAACACAAAGATTTAACACTTGTAAAATTAAAGTAAATTACACTTCAGAATTTAAAGGTGTATCATGGCATAAGCGAAGTAATAAATGGACATCAAGAATATCATTAGATAATAAAAGTATTCATTTAGGAATGTTTGACTGTGAATTAAAAGCATCGTTAGCATATCAAAACAAATTAAAAACATTATGAGTTTAATAGAATCAGCATTTGACATGCTAAACGAGGGGTTAAACCCTTTACCATTGAATAGTAATAAATCACCTAAATTAAAAAAAGGGCATAACTATTTGTATGAAAAGGTAAAAGAGGAAGATATAGAGAGTTTGTTTGCTTTTGCCGACAAGATTGGTATTTCGTGTGGATCTGTTTCAGATGGGTTTTATTGTTTAGACTTTGATAAACACAACGGTGAAAATATAGATGTTATTTACGATGCATTTATAAGCCAACCTTACATTTATTCTTTTATTGAGGAGGGTAAAATGTCTGTTTATAAAACAATGGGGGGTGGATATCATATTTATTTTAGATACACTAAACAAGTTTTAAGCGGTGAAGTTTTTTCATTTTGGGATACTAAGTCTGTAATGATTGAAATACGTGGTAACGGTCAATATTGCGCTTGCTATCCAAGTGAGGGCTATACTCATTTAACAGGAGTTGAATATTTAAAACTAACTGAAATTGAAACTGAAAAAGAATGGCTTTCAATAAAAGATTTTGCTCATTCGTTTAATCTTTATAAAGAGCTAGTAAGCAAAAATAAGATAAGCACCAACGATAAAAAATGGGCGGATTCATGGAAAATTGACACACCTGATGGAAAATATAATTTAGAGTTTGAAAGCGAAGCAAAAGAAATATTATCAAAAGCAGGATGGCAAGTTACCGAACAAAAAGATATTGAATATTGGACTAGACCAAACAAAGATAGTAAGGATGGTTTTTCTGCAACCTTTGGGCATTTTAAAGGTATGTTCTATATTTTTTCTGAAGATGCTTCATGTAGACCTTTTAATGCAAGGCAAGCCTATTCACCTTTTAATATACTTACAGAATTAAAGTATGATGGTGATTGGAAAAGAGCAAAGGATGAGTTAAGGAAACGGTTTAACATGGTCGATAACGAGGAGTTTTGGAGCAAAAACGAAAAAGGAAACTACTCATTAAACAACAAAAGATTTAAAGATTTTTTAGAAGCAAATGACTTTTTTAAAAATTCACCGAATGAAGATAGTACATTTGACTTTATTCATAAAGATGGTATTTTCTTAAAAATTGTTTATGAAAAAGACATCAAAGATTTTGTTATTGATTGGATTGAAAAGAACCAATGCGATGAGGGAGTGTTTAATTTAATGACTGGTAACTTGAAGTTTTTTAAAAGAGATTACCTTTCGCTTTTAAAATCAAAACCAATTAAAACCTTAAAAGATACATCAACAGAATGCTATTCGTTTTATAAAAATTGTATCTTAAAAATAACAAAAGATGAAAAAAAGATATTAAGTTATTCCGATATTGATTTAGCTATTTGGCAAGATCAAGTTATTAATCGTGACTATTCTCCTTACGATCATCACCAAGCTGAATATAGAAAATTTATCTGGAAAATATCAGGTGAAAATGTTGAAAAATATAAAGCTTTTCAAAGTGTTATTGGATATTTAATGCATGGTTATAAAAATAATTCTAACAATAAAGCAATTGTTTTTAACGATGAAATTATTAGCGAAAACCCTAATGGACGAAGTGGCAAGGGTATCTTTTGGAATGCCTTAAAACATTTGCGAAAAGTTCAATCTTTGGATGGTAAAAACTTTGATTTCAATAAGCCTTTTCCTTATCAAAATGTTTCAACAGATTGTCAATTATTAATTTTTGATGATGTTAGGAAGAATTTTAACTTTGAGAATTTGTTTAGTGTAATTACAGAAGGTATAACGATTGAATACAAGGGTAAAAATTCAATAAAATTAGACGTTACTGAAAGCCCTAAAATAATGATCACGACTAATTATACAATTAATGGGGATTCAGCTTCTTTTTTAGCACGAAAATATGAGGTAGAAATGAGCAGTTATTTTAATGATAAATTTACTCCTGTTCAGGAATTTGGGCATCAACTTTTTAACGATTGGGATAAAGATGAATGGTTAAGATATGATAATTATATGAGTGAATGCGAAAAAATTTATTTGAATAAAGGATTAATTGAAATGCCTTTAAAAAATCTGAATTTTAGAAAGTTAGTAAATGATATTAGTGATGAAATGCATACTTATTTTCATGGTATTATTGAAAACAATGAATGGATGAGTGTAAAGGATGTTTATGATAATTTTTTGATTAACTATCCTGAATTGAAAAACAAAAATATTACTCAAAATATAGTGACTCGCAACTTAAAAAAATTCTGCGAATATTACAATTGTATTTATGAAAACATAACTAGTCATGGAGCTTCAAGAATTAGACTTACAAAAAAAATATTAATTGAAGAAACACAAACTGAAGAACTACAACCTAAAGAACCACAAACTGAAGAACCACAAGCTGAAGAAACACCGCAAGTCATTGGCAACAGACTCGTTAAAAATGAAATAGAGGAAGCAAATGAATGGGATTCACTTCAAAATAAAGTATTATGAAAAAAATACTTAGAGATTATCAAAGTGAATTTGCAAATAAAGCATATTTAATATTAAAAGAAAAAAAAATAGTTTATCTAGCGATGGAACCTCGCTGCGGAAAAACTGCAACAGCTTTAGAGACTTGTAGACTATACGGAGCTAAAAACGTTTTGTTTCTTACAAAGAAAAAAGCAATTAGTTCAATCCAAAATGACTATTATAGTTTTGGCTTTAAATTTAAAATAACAGTAATTAATGATGAACAATTAGAGAATATTAATAATAGCTTTGATTTAATTATACATGATGAGCATCACCGCTTTGGAGCATTCCCTAAACCATCAAAACGAGTTAAGGAATATAAATTGAAATACTCTTTTTTGCCTATGATTTTTTTAAGTGGCACGCCTGCCGCTGAAAGTTATTCTCAAATGTTCCATCAATTTTGGGTAAGCTCGTACACCCCATTTAAACAATACGGAAGCTTTTATAAGTGGTCAAAAACTTTCGTTAATGTAAAGCCAAAACACTTAGGTCATGGAGTTGTAAATGATTACTCCGATGCAAAAAAAGATTTGATTGATTTAGTGATTGATCCTTATATTTTAAAATACACCCAAAAAGAAAGTGGCTTTGAGTCAAAGGTAAATGAACACGTGATTTACATTCCTGAACTTTGTCAAAACTTAATATCAAAGCTAAAAAAAGACAAGGTTATTGTTGGCAAAGAAGAAACAATTTTAGCAGATTCGGGAGCTAAAATGATGCAGAAAATACACCAATTAGAAAGTGGCACAATTAAATTTGAAAGTGGTAAATCTCAAAGTTTAGATTACTCAAAAGCGATTTTCATTCGTGATAAATTTAAAGGCAAAAAGATAGCTATTCTTTATTATTACGTTGAGGAGCTTGAACTATTGAAGCAAGTTTTCCCTAACCATACAAATGATTTAAACGAGTTTAATACAACCGATAAAGATTTCATAGGTCAACAATATTCAACTGCATTAGGTGTAAACTTGTCAAAAGCAGAATGTTTAATTTTTTATAACTTTGGGTTTTCAGGCACAAATTTCATTCAGGCCAGAGATCGAATGACAATTAAAGAAAGGCTTATTAACGATGTTTATTTTGTTTATGCAAAAGGATCATTAAGCGAAAAGATACACCAAGTGATAAAACAGAAAAAAAACTTTACCGAAGCACAATTTAAGAAATGTTAGAAAGCAAGTTACAAGCTTCATGTATTAAGTACGCCAAATTAAAAGGCTGGTATGTTCTTAAAATTATTAAATGCAATGTAAGCGGATTCCCTGACTGCACCCTTTTTAAGGACGGTCAAACAATATTTGTTGAGTTCAAAAGTGCAAATGGCTTACAATCTGAGCTTCAGAAATACCAACAAAAGTTATTAGAAAACCAAGGATTTAAATATTATTTAGTAAATAATTTAAATTATTTTAAAGAGATAGTAGTTTATTAATAATAAATAGTTATATTTGTATATAATTAATAATTAAAAACTAGAAACCATGAAAGCAAAAATTAAAGTAAAAAACAGATTTACATTTCCAACTTACACTGTAATGATAGGAAATGAAGTAATACAAGGGTTCTATTCAAGAGCTGAAGCGGTTGTATTCAGAAACGATTTAAACAGCAAAATAATAGAATTAATCAACTAATTAAAACCTAGAAACCATGAAAGCAGAAGACATTAAAGTAGGAATGAAAATTGAGTTAATGAGTGAAGGAAGAGTATTAGTTTTTGAAATAAAAGATATTGAAAATGAAACTTTTAAAATATTCAATAAGTTTAGAACAAGTTGGTATGCGCCTTTAAGCTATATCAATGATAATTTAGTAGCAATTAATTAAAACCTAGAAACCATGAAAGATTTTACAAAAGAAATGAAAGAGGTCATTAAAAAACCATTTCATCACGATGAGTTAAAAGCACTTGTACACAAACACGCTTTAAGGATTGAAAATGAAAAAAACAAAAAGTATAACTTATTACCTTCAACAGAAGGGATCTATTATTTTAAAGCTTCTATACAACTTTACGATTTAACTATTTATCAAATTACCCTAAACTCAAACTCATGAAAAATTTAATCTTAATACAAGCAGAATTAAAATGCCCAAAAGGTTCGTTTAACTCCTTTGGAAAATACAAGTATCGAACAAGTGAACAACAACTTGAAGCCTTAAAACCATTCTTAAACAAGTACAATTGCTTACTTAATTTATCGGATGAAATTGTTATGCTAGGGTCAAAGTTTTTTTTAAAAGCAACAGCACATTTTGACGATGGAGAATTTAATATAGAGTCTTATGGCTATGCTGAACTAAGCGAACATAAAGGTATGAGTTCAGAGCAATGCACAGGAACAGCGTCAAGCTACGCTAGAAAGTACGCTATTAATGGTTTATTCTTAATTGACGAATCCGAAGCTGATATTGATTCAATTGCAAAAGATGATCGTGAAACATTAACAAACGAAAGGTTTGACAAAGCAGTTGAGAAAATACGTAAAAAAGAATACACGATTGACGAGCTGAAAGCTAAATTTAAACTAAACACAGCTCAAGAGGGGGCTTTATTACTTATTGAACTATGAGTCTTTACTTAACTATCTTAACAATTTACTGGATAATCTTATTAATATTTTTAATATCAATTAATCCAAAACTTCCTACGGGATCAACACGAATAATCAGAAATTGGAATCAAGGCTTATTTATTTTCGGATGGTTAAGTTTTCTATTTTCCGCAGTATTAACATTTTTAATTCAATCATTATGAAAGTAACTTATGAATTATACGATAAAGAGGGTGAACCTTTAATGCGTTTAGAAGGAAAAGAATATATTGCTCCTATTGGTTCTGAAGTTATTTTCTATGATGATCAGGAGGATGTAAAAGGTCACTTTTTAGTAAGTGTTGAATTTATTAGCATAGTAATGTCTCACAGTTATTATATAGATGAAGATACACTTTATATTAATTGTGAACCAATACAAGATTTATCAGAACACGATGAATCACAATTAAGAAAGTATAATAAAATAAAAAACAAAAGAAAATGAAAATTAGATGTTCATCACTTCCGAAAATTTGCACCGCTTCAAAAGTCAAAGGAGCTTTAAGCGAGACAGCAAAAAGCTATATTAAAACAATAGCGAAACAAGACTTCTACGGATACGAAACGGAGCTTAACAATAAGTACGTTAAGAAAGGTATAGAGTGTGAGGGAGCGGCTATATTGCTTTATAACAATGTGTTTTTTACGTCACACGAAAAGAATAAAGAAAGAAGGTCAACAGAAATAATTACAGGCGAATGCGACATCATAACTCCTGAATTAATTATAGACATTAAGTGTTCATGGTCATTTGAAACGTTCCCTGCAACTAATGAGGATATTACTTTGAAAGATTACGAATATCAACTAAGGGGCTATATGTACCTTTATGAAGTGAATAGTGCGGAGCTTGCTTATTGCATGGTAGACACTCCAGACCATTTAATTGGCTATGACAACGTGCAAATTCACAAAACAATAAACTCACCAATTGAAAGCTTAGTAACTACTTTAAGAATTGAACGAGATGAAAAGTTAGAAGCTGAAATGATAGAGAAAGTTCACATGGCACATGAATACTACAACGAGTATATTAACAAGTTAAATTTAAAAAACAAATGAACAAAGAAACAAAAGAAAAAGCTGAAACTTTGCTAAGTCAGTTCCCGACCAAAGAGGCGGCTATTGAGACAGCCAAAGTCATGGAGAAAGGCTTCAGAAAGTATTTAACCATCTGGACAAATGTCCGCAAATACATAGAGCAACATGAAAAATATAATTGATTTTAAAGACATTAACTTCTCGGTAATTGCTTCACATTTGAAGTACAATCGAAAAAGTTATAAAAAACAAAAGCTAGTTGAGAAAGCCTTTGAGATTGCAAATGAAGTATTAATTTTAAAACAAAAAGAACAATGAAAAATGAAATGAAGTTTACTGGTATTATTACTAATATCCTTGATGTTATCCAAGTAGGAAAAACAAAAAAAATTGAGTTTATTGTAACTGAAGAAGTTGATCAATATCCTCAGAGTGTTAAATTCTCAATCTATGGAGATGAGAAAGTAGATAAGTTTGAAAAGTTTAACAAGCTAAATGCAA